GCGGAGCCAGCGATATCGCTCGGCATCGCGCTTGAATTGTTCTGCGTATGCCGTTCGGCGGTCGCACTCGTCCGCATCGAAGCAACCGCAGTAATTCCCCTTGTGATCTTGCGTGCTCATTCCGGACCCTCCGGGAGCGCGTCGATAGCGCGATCCGTTTTCACAGACTCGTCTTCGTCGGGATCGTGACCGCGCCAATCCGGGCCGCCCCATCCAGCCACGTCCTCGATGGCAAGGTAGCGCCGCGCTTTGTGCCACCGCTCCGCGTCCCGAACCGCCTCGGAGATGACCTGTATGGCCTCGCGGAAGTAGCGCGCATCCTCATCCCACCCCTCGCGGTCCGCGCCGCGCTTAGTGGCCCCAATTCGTTCCGCGTTCTCGGCGCGCTCCTCAAGCCATGCAACGATATCGGTCTGCGAATGGTCAGCCATGGCTAGTCGCCTTCTCCCAAATGTTGTCGAGGGCGTCGATTTGCTTCTGCGAGGGCCGTTTGCCGCTCTCGATCCATGCGCGCAGCGAATCGACGAAGCCGCGCTCCCAATCGCTCAGGCGACTTTCGCGCTTCTCGCAGTCGTCGAGCATGGTCAGGTACTCGTCCTGCCAACTCCCTTCTTTGAACTCCTTATTCATGCCCGCCCTCCGCAATCTTCCGAAGCGTGAACTCTTCGACAGCCGTCATGTAGTCCTTGCCGAAGTAGATTTCATTGCCGGCCGCGTCTTCCTCGCGATGCGTCTCAAACTCGGCCGCCCACGCGACGAAGTTGTGAATCGCCGTCCGGGAGTCCTCGGTGGCATAATCATTTAGCCCGGCGATATAGGCGATTTCGGCAATTGCTTCTATCAGCCTGTCCTCGTCTTTGGTCATGGTTTCCTCCTATGCAGCCAGCAGCGACGCCTGAACGCGCCGCTCCGCTACGCAAATGGTGTCGTTGTGGGCGCCCCCGTGGCAGACCATCAGAATCTCGGTGGGCTCAAAGCCGTTCTTGAGGCCCATGCCGGAGCTGTTCCAGCCGAAGCTAAGGACGGTCGCCGTGGGCGTGAGAAGGGGCACTAGCGCGGCCCTTGTGCGCGCGTACAGGCGCGCGTTCTGGGTGTCCTGCATCCCGGCCTTCAACCCGGCCTCGGCATAGCACTCGCTGATCTGGCGCGGCGAGTAGGGAGGGTCAAGGAATGCGAGGTCGCATCTGATTCCGCGCTCCGCGAGGTGTTCGAGAAAGGCGATGGCATCCATGTGGTACTCGGCCTCCGTGTTGGGGTTCATGTCGTTCCGGTAGGTTGCGAGCCGAGTATTGCGGGCGAAAGGATCAACGGATGAGCTTGAGGCGGCGAGGTATGGGCGAACGAAGGCCGCGATGGGGCCGACCGAGAACGTGTCTCGGTTCGGCATCGCCCATTCGCGGCGGATCTTCATGGCGCTTTAGCCAAAAGGGTTAGGCGGGAAGATGTAGAGCAATGCGACGATGCCGATTGCGCCGATGATGATCCCGACGACCACGGCGAGGGCTATCCAAAGGAATGTCATGCTGAGTTCACTTCGCAGGCGCTGGCGCCGAGATCGCGCCGGACGGAAGCAATGGCCCCTTGATCCACATCCCGGCTTTCCATGCGTACTCGACGCCCCGGAGGCTCTTGATGCGCCAGTGCGCGTGCTCGCCGCTCTGCACATAGGCGTTGTCGAAGCTACCTGCGTAGAAGTAGAGGAGACCGACATCCCATCCCTGTTGCGCATTCAGCGGGAACCTGTTGCCGCACCGCTCGCAGGAGATTAGGTAGATGCCCGCGCTTCGAGGTCTCCGCTGCGTATAGCCCAAGGCTTTGTAATCCAACGCGGTCTCCCTACAAACAGTTTTTCGTGTGTACGTCGCTCGATGGTTTGCGGTAGAACATGATTCCCACGCGGGGCGCGTAGCACGATCCGAGGCCGCTTCGGTGGGCGAAGGCGAGCCCCTTGAGGCAGAGCGAATTGAGCGTCCCGAGCGACTCCTGAAGGTCATAGGCACACCGGCCCTCGGTCTCCGAGAGCTTGTCCAAGGCACGCTGTTGGATGGGAGAGAGTTTCATTAACAAGGCTTCGATTTGAGGATGGCGTCGATCACGCCGTCCTCGGTGAACGGGTAGGGCGGCGGTTCGAGATTCCCGAGCGTTTCGTCGCACCGCTCCTCGCACGCCATCTGCAACTCCACCAGGTCGAGCGAGTCCAGCACGGAGATGTCGCCGCCATACTTCGGCAGCTCTTCGGTCAGCACAGCCTTAATGTCGTCGCGGGTCATTGACGCCCTCCTCAATTACTTCAACAGCAGCGATTCGGTTTTATCGACTGCGTGGCCGAGGTCTTTCAGGATGTCAGCGACCGGACGCGAGCCGCCAATATCTTCGGCTGCGCGATCAATTGCATCGCAAAGCTCCCCTGCGAGACGCGCAACGTCCATCAGCTTGCGGAAGTTTGTCGCTGTGATCCTGACCATTTTCGGGCCCTGCATGCGCATCCTCTCTATGTTCGTTGCCGGTCTTTCCCGGCTGTCAGGCCCCCGGAACCATCCGGCCGCGAGTTTTTCCCTCGCGTAGAGGGATTCGAACCCTCCCTTCCCTTACCGAACCTCGGCCAGCGAGCGGGAGTCGAACCCGCATTACCGTTTGACGCGCTCATCGCGGCGAATCCTGCGACGTTCATCAAACGTGCCGTAATTAGGCCGCTTCGTTCATCGGCACCAGCGTGAGGATGCGATCCGTCTTGCCGCCGTTCTGCGTTCCGTACTGATACTGCATCTCCACGATCTTGAGCAGCTTGCCGCCCGCATTGCACGCCGCATTTCCGACCTGCGGGGTAACGCGACCGGCGATGATGTCGCTCATAAGCGCGGACATTAGGCCCGCAAAGTCGGCCCCGGTGCGGACTCCCCGCTCCGAGATTGCGAGGCTGCGCGGAGTGCCCGTTTCGCCGTTCTGAGTAATGCCCTTCCCTTGCGTATCCATTGCTCTTCTCCTTTCGGGTTGATGGGTCCAATCTCGTACCAACGTCGCATCCACTTCTTGCGAGCCGCGCGGACTTCTTCCGGCCTGCGCTTTAATGCTTTCTTGAGCCATTGGCGCTTGTATTTCTTCAAGCACTCATGGCACCGCGTTCCAGTCCCGCCCTTGGTCAGCTTGTGAGCCAGAATCCTTGGTCTGGCCACCTTGCAATCAATGCACAGCGCTTTGAGCGGTCTGCAGCCGCGCCCTGGCATCTGAAACCCCATTTGTCGGAGGACATTCCCGACCGACTGGTGGTTGGTCACGCCGAATATCCGTGCCATCTCGCTCAAGTTTTTCTTTTCCACGACGTAGAGGCGATGGAGTAACTCGCGGTCTCTGGGAATGATGCGGCCGTGATTTCCGACTTTAGCCATAGCCCTAATCGACGCTTAAATGGAGCGCGATCTACGCGCACTCGACCAGCTTTCCGTTCTTCACTTCGTAGAACGTGTCGGCCTTGATGCGGTCCTCGCCCACGTTCCCCGACACGATCCGCGCGCGCTTCGCCTTCTTGTCGTACCAGGCGATTGCAAGTGCTCCCGTGGCGCCAGCTTTCGCGTGACCGTCGAACCCCGCGAACGCGCAGCCGCAGTCGCCCGTCGCGGCAGCGTGGCCGGAGCTGCCCGTCGCGGCAGCGTGGCCGGAGTTGCCCGTCGCGGCAGCGTGGCCGTAGTTGCCCGTCGCGGCAGCGTGGCCGGAGTCGCCCGTCGCGGCAGCGTGGCCGGAGTCGCCCGTCGCGGCAGCGTGGCCGGAGTAGCCCGTCGCGGCAGCGTGGCCGTAGTTGCCCGTCGCGGCAGCGTGGCCGTAGTTGCCCGTCGCGGCAGCGTGGCCGTAGTTGCCCGTTGCGGCAGCGTGGCCTGAGTTGCCCGTCGCGGCAGCGTGGCCGTAGTTGCCCGTTGCGGCAGCGTGGCCGGAGTAGCCCGTCGCGGCAGCGTGGCCGGAGTAGCCCGTCGCGGCAGCGTGGCCGGAGTAGCCCGTCGCGGCAGCGTGGCCGTAGTTGCCCGTTGCGGCAGCGTGGCCGGAGTAGCCCGTCGCGGCAGCGTGGCCGGAGTCGCCCGTCGCGGTATTGCCCGTGGCGCGCTCCAGAATCCACGCAACCGCGCGCTTCACGATCTCGCCGATTTGCAGCTCGGCGTTCACCGTGATGACGGCGGACGCGATCTTCGAGTCGCCATCGTGCCGCGCGAGCTTGCCGCTCTGCGTGACCTCGGCATATCGGCTCGTGGAGGGCGGGTAATACCGGAACACGTCGAAAGGCATCTCGCAGGCGTGGAAGCCCGATTGGCACGCCTCCACGTCGCCCTTGTGCTCGTAGGTCTTCCCGATCTCGTACTGGAAGCCCCGGCATTTCAGGTCTTTGTCGAAGCCCTTGATGGCGATGACGGTTTCCTCGGGCTTCTCGGTCTTCGTTTTCTTCGCGGCCATGGGCCTCCCTAAAATCGGTTCATCAACGAACATCGCGCCTGTTCAGTGGCATCCGCTCACGCCTGCTTCGCCTCGTCCACCTTCGGCAGGATTCCCCGCTCGCGTAGCTCCTTGTCGAATCGGTGGTAAGCCGCTCGGAATGGTTCTTCTCCGAGCAACGATGCTTGAGCCCACAGCAGACAGAACTCGCGCAGGAGGCGGCGTAGGCCTTCGGTTTCGGTCATGCCAGTTTCTCCAAGGTCATTGCAAGCAGCTCAACCTCTCCGAGCTTGTAGCGAGCGCGGAAGCCCCTTTCCCCGCCGAGTCCATGAAAGCCGTTCTTCCCGCGATGGCAGGAAGGGCAGAGCGGAGCAACAAGCCAATCCGACCGCTGATGCGCGTCGAATAGGTGGTGAATCTCTGCCGGCGAATAATCGCGTCCGAGAAAGTGGCACAGGATGCAGCCCAAGCTCGCAACTTGCTCAAGATGGGCTTCCACCTTTGCGGACTTAGCCAATGCGGCCCTCCGCGCGCGCGCTGCTCTGCTGCGTCCTCCAAGCGTCGATCATCGCCACGGCCGCTTCCCGCTTGAATCCGTGGAATGCGTCTTTCTCCACAGCGACCCGATAGCCGTTCAAGACCTCGATGTAGGCCGGATCGGCAAGCGCCATGCTCTCTGCCGCCGCCGCGCTCTTGGCGTTCATGGCATTGGCGATTTGCGCCCGCTTCACTTTCAGGAACTCCGCGAGATACTTCACACTCGCCCTTGCCTCTGCGGCTTCCTGCGCGCTGGTTCGGAGGAAGTCCACGGCCTTCTCCACTTCGCTTTCCGGGATCACGCCGCTTCCTTCCATTGCTCGGGGTAATAACCCGTCTTGGCTTTCCAGAAATGGAGCAAGCCGCAGAACATGTCCCACCCGCGCATCAGGTCGGATTCGTCAAGCTGAATGAGCCTCGCCAATCCCGGCTCAATGCTGGACACATAGACGATGGCGCATCCAGCGAGACAGCCAACCCCGGCGACGGGAAGCCCGATGCGGTACGCGGCGAGCTGCATCGCGTGCTCGTCCCACGTTTTGAGCGTCGGCGCTTCTTCCTTCGTGAACTCCTTCGTCTTGAAGTCGATCACCCATTCGCTCGAATGAAGGTCTACCTTCCCGCCGTATCCGAGCGGATGAGAAAACGACTTCTCCGCGATCCAGCGTTGTTCCCCGCAGTTGGCATGGACGACTTGCGCCGTTCCTTTGGCGTGCGGCCAGTAATCCGGGTCGGGGGCCTCGCCCTCGAAATGCCCCTGCACAGCCGCATGGATGGCAGTTCCCCGCTCTGCCGCCTTCCGCCCTTCCTCCTTGGAATCCCGCATCACCCGCTCGCAGAACGACTCGTCCGATTCACCGTCTAACCTCGGGAGTGTCATGGCAGCCAGCATCACTTGCTTGGCTTTCCAAAGCTCCAGCGCGGGCGCAGAAGCGCACTTGATGATCGTGGTGACGGAAGGCACCAGCCCGAGCTTGCGCGCGTCCCTGAGCGTTGCAGGGCGCTTCCCGGCCTTTCCTTCGACCTCGTAGGCCGGGAGTCCCGAACGGGTGTACCAATGCTGAGATTCGGAGGCGTGCATGGCTCAGAACGGGATGTCGTCTTCCATTTCGGCAAGCTGTTGCGCCGCGCTCTTGGGCGGAGGCGGAAGCTCCTCCGGTTCCTCGGCTTCCGGCGCTTGTGCAGCCTGTGCCTTGGGTCGCTTCAAGTAGTCCGCGAGAAACGCTTGCAGCTCGGCATCAAGTGCCAAGGCTTGCGCGTTGGTCTCGTCGCTCACGGGTTTCAGCGCAAACGTTGGCGTGCGGAACTTGGTTCCGCCCTTCTTGCCGTCCACGAATCCCGCGATCATCACGGCGTCCACGAAGTACGCTTTCAGCGATTTCCCGTCCGCATTCTTCTTCGACGGAGCGGACTTCTTGAACTCCATCCACGCGGAGAGGGCCGCGCCCTTCAATCCGAGATTGCCGAGCTTGAGGCCGTCGCCGTCCTTGTAGGCGATGTATGCGGAGCCGTGATAGTGACCGCCCTTCGCTACGATCCGATCCCGAATGTCCGTGTAGAGGCCGGAGGCCAACTCGCCGCCCTTGAAGCTCTTGACGAGGAGGGTTTCTTGCCGAAGGTCTCGGACTTCGTTGGCGTAGATGCCGGATTCCGATGCTTCATGCCAACCCTTCACCGTCGAAAGCTCGTCGAGCAGGAGGAACGTGAACGTCCCATCTACGCGAACGTTCTGCTTCGTATCCTTGTCGTACCACTCGACGTAGCCTTGGTCTCCACCCCCGGCCCACGTAAACCAGCGCGTTGCGGGATTGCGGACTCCATCGGTCGGGTTGCTACGGCTCATTTGCGTGCCTCCTTGTAAAAGTCGTTTGCCACGCCAGAGCCCCATGCGAGAAGCATTGCTTCGTCTTTCGTGAGGGGGCGCACGAGAGAAGCGTCCAGCGCAGCGAGAAGTTCGCGTTGCAAGTTCAATTCATCCTGGTGCTGCGCTTCGTCCCATTCCATACGGCCTCCATTCGTTGTTTGGCCTTGCACACCCTCTCGACCTCCCGGCATCCGAAGTGCTCGGCGACGCGGTAGTCATTGCGCACCTTGAGGGATTGGGGAGCGTGAGCTTCCGGCATGGCGCTGATGAAACAAGCCATGAACCAGGCGAGGAAGCCGAGAGCGTTTTTCACGAGCGATGCGCGAACCACAGGAAGAGCATGAGCGCCGCAGCCCATATCCCGAGCACGAAGCCCCACGCAAAGCCTTTGTCGTGGTTCGAGAACTCGCGGTCGCGCTCCTTCGACTCGCGGCGAATCTTCGAGCGGTCGAGTTCCATGCGCGCCTCGGGGCTCACGATTGGGTCTCCGTGAGGTAGAGAAACGCGCAGCCCGGAGACTTCATATCGCGCAGAATGCCGACCATGATCTCTGCGACGGTGGAGAGGATTTCATCGCGCGCCTTGGCGCGTGATTCGGCGGCGTAGTCGGCGGCGTAGGCGGCGGCGGCGGCGGCGTAGTCGGCGGCGGCGGCGGCGTCGGCGTCGGCGTCGGCGGCGGCGTAGGCGGCGGCGGCGGCGGCGTCGGCGGCGGCGTAGGCGGCGGCGTAGGCGGCGGCGGCGTCGGCGGCGGCGTAGGCGGCGGCGTAGGCGGCTTTTCTTGCCGACCTCGCATTCGCTTCGGTCGGCTTGGCTTCGCATTGCTTCGCCGCGACTTCCAGAGCGTCCCTATGCTTCTCGTCCTTTTGCATCGAAGCGGCTGCGCGCAGAGCAATCGGAACGATCTGGCGAATGACCTCCGTTGCCAGTCGATTGGAGAAATCCACCTGATCGAGCGCGTCGGAGCCAAGTTGCGCGATGGCGACGCGGCGCATTCCCTTCGCGCGCGCCTCGTTGCTCGACCAGCGCGAATCGTTGAGCCGAATCTTTGCCGCGCGAACGGCCGATCCCACGCACGGCGGATTGTCGCCATGGGGAAGGCCGAGCGCGAAACACACGGCAGCCTCCACGCACATCTTCCCCGGCTTTTGCACGCCAAGCCCGGAAACCAATCCGGCATCGACGGCTGAGAGCACCTTGGAAGCCAGCGCCTCGCTCAACTCGACATTCCCCTTCATGGTTCCTCCAGAATTGTTCGGCATGGTTAGAGAGAAACCTCCCACTTGATGCCGTTGTCCATCGCTTCGTCCTCGTCCCAATCCATCGCCTCCATGACGGCGGTCGCGGCGTGGTCCAGCGCCTTGCAGGCCGTTACATAGGCGTTCACAAGACGTGAGATGCGCGCGTTCCGCAGGCCCACGAGGCCGTCGTAGCCACCGCCGGGAAGCGCGGCTAGGCGCGGAAGCCCTTCGCCCAACGCCTTGAGGAGGTCCGACCGCGCAGCCTCAGCGACCCGCAGGCGCATCTCGTAGAACGAGCGAAGCTCCTCGGCGGGATCGACTTCGACGCGCGCGTTCACGCGACCTCCTTCGGCCACACCGGAGCGCCCTCATTCGCCGCAGCAAACCGCGCTCCGCACTCCCGGCAGCGCGTGATGAGCGCCGTACGCTCGCCGCAATCCACGCAGCGATTGGCGAGCAGGCGATTGAGCCGGCGGACCGATTCGCCAAGGTCGTCCAACGTTTCGAGGATCGAGCCGTCTTGCGCCATGTTCCCCCCTCCCCTGTCTCCCGCGTGATGCGCGGCGGATGGGCGTAGTTTCGGCAAAACGCCGAACGGCGTCAAGGGGGTTCAGAAAATATTTTTCGGCGGAACGCCGATGCGCTGGACAACAAAAAGCCCGCTGATGGCGGGCTCCTTGTCAGATCAGAGACTTACTTTCTAACTTTCGCGGACCTTTCCGCTGGGGGCCGTGGAAGGTGCCGCTCGACTTCTGCATCTGCTACCGGATCGCGCGAGGTCAGCGCAAGGGCCTCGACCTTCCTGAATATCGACATCCGATCCCGCTCGCTCAGGGTTCGCCAGTTGCGGACAAGCTGCTCTTCGGCTTCGTCCTCCAGCGCCATGAGGTAAGCGGGACGCACCCCCAGGGCCTTGGACAAGATTGTTACCTCCTGTGGCTTCGGCATACGAACACCGTTTTCATATGCGTTAATCCGCTTGAGGTCAAGCAAATCGTTCACTCGCGCGGAAAGTTCGCGCAGTGTCAGGCCCTTAGCCTCCCGCGCCTTGCGAATCCGTGCGCCAATTTCCTTTTTGTAGTCCATCCGCGAAGCGTATAGGACTGATTTTTCTTGTGTTCGACGTATTGCCGACAGGCTTGGCGAGGGACCCCCTTGACAGAGTTCGGCGTTTCGCCGAACATCCGTTTTCATGGACTTGCCCGCGTACATTCGTTCTTTCGACCCTGAAAATGTGACGCGCGCCATTGACGCTGCGGCGCAGGAATGGGGAGTCGGATCGGGCGCGGTCAAGGACTGGCTCTACGGGCGGCGCAGGCCGAGGCCCGAGACGGCCCACAAGATCGTGGAAGGCGCTCGCGGGAAGGTGACGCTCGCAAGCATCTATGGA